ACTTAGGGTTAAACTTACCTCTAGCCGCCGTAATTTGTCTGCGAACCCAATCGTGGTTTTTGATTATAAAACGAATGTAGGGTCTACATGCTTCACCGTAAACGTTGTCCATGTGGTCTTCAATAAACGACTGCGTTATGTCGGGGAACACGTCGGTTCTAAAGTTCTCCGGAAGTTGTACCTCGAAGAAACGTAGCTGAGTTGCCTCAACTCTGTAACCAGCAGGTAGTTTACTAATGTTTTCGTGGAGTGAGTCGTTCGACGTAATGAAACTATTCTTAAACCACTGACCGCCAACTGTAGCGAACTTACCATTAGAACCTAGACGCTCTTTATCACGTCCGTTAGCAAGTGCATAACCCGTTCGTGTTAACTCATCCGGTGCTCTACCCGAGAACTCGTCTAGCAACATAGGTATGGAACCCATAATGGCGATACGTTTAATCGCAGCATTCAACGTGGAACCCTGCTCACCCGTTTGGCGTTCCATGTACGTGGGGTTGCCGTAAAATCCACAAGCAATTTTAGCCGCCGTCGACTTACCTGTACCACCGTGGCCGGTGAAAGCGAGAGGTAAACCGTGCCAGTTAGAGGAACCCATTAGTTCCACTAGTGCTGAACCCATGCTGTGACACAATGCAAATTGGAAAGGCTCTGCTCCCGGTCTGTTGTACAACGTATCGATGTTAGAAGTCCACTGTTCTAGAGTTCCCGAGGTACCGAAGTCGACTGCTACGTCTGAAGGCATGTCGGGGTCGCACAAAACTCCTTCTTCGCCTTTCAGCTTAATCATCTTGGTTCCCATAACGAAACCTTTACGGTCTTTTGTCCAACCAAATTGGCAGTATGTTTTCGTTTCTATGCGCCAAGCCTGGAGTGTTTCGATAAGACCTTCTGCAAATTCAGCCATGTCGTTCCTCGATTTATTTGTTCTTAGTAAAAATATCTCGTTAGCCGCTAGGGTCTTCGCCATCATATCAGTAGACGCTAACTCAGAGGTAGGCATAAAGAACTCACGCCAACTTCCATTCTTTTCTTTTGCTCTCCAATGGATAACCCAAGTGCCTTCTTTGTCTTTGATACGGTTAAGCGGGTAAATGAATGACCGACAAAATGGTCTCCAATGTACGACGCCGTCGTCGTCTTTGATCGACCGTGACAACGCCTTACCATTCCAACGATAACCGTTGGTAGGCCAATATGGAATTGACTGACCTTCTATAACCGGCACAGTCCTTGTAGGTGGAACACTGTCAGCACCCGTGTCTTCCTTAACGGAGTCGGCGTTTTCCTTGTTACCTAACTGAATTGAGAACTTGCACTTGTCTACCATAGAGCAGTCTTTCATACACTCAATGTGCTTATCCATCTCAGCACACGATGTCGGCCCGAACTCCCACTCGTCTATCTTCGCTTGAGTTTCTTCGTACGTGTAACCCTTGTACCCTTTACTCCACTCATGAATTATCTGTTCGCCATTTTCACAGTGTTTAACTACGCCTATTGCTCTGTGCCAATGAGGCTCTGCTATGTCGCCTTTCTTATCTCGGAACTCGCGGATTGCGTTACAGTGTTCAGCTATTATGTTAGCGTCAGCAGTAGGGTAGTCTCCTATAGCCGCCGCAAACGGGTTGGACGACTTGGATTTGTCGTAACTATTAGTTGGTGCAGGTTGTACGTTGTTTTCCTTTATATATCCTTGGAGTTTGTCTCGTATAGTATCTGCTGAGTACTGTTTACCTAGTTTAACTAACTTAACCTCTATCGGTGGATTAGTCTTTCTGTTGTGAGTACCTACGGGGCGGAGTATACGAGCACTGTCCATGTCGACGGCTCTGTCAGCTTTAATCTTTAGATGAGTCGTGACGTCACGTTTAAGCGACGACAGTTCTTTCCAAACCTCAGAGTCTATGTCTTTATCTAAGGAGAAGTAACAGTGATAACCACCGCCGGAAGACGTTATAGTTGGTGTTAACTTAAGTACCTTCGCCAACCGTACTATATCCGCAAGTGCCTCATCCCTCGTTTGGTATTTGTTCTTGTCGTTTGCGCCCACGTCGAAGTCATCGTACAAAGAACGACAAGCGACTACATTCTCTTGAGTCCTTATTCGTTTCTTTTTCTTACGTTCGTCAGAGTACCAATCGCCAAATGAGTTTACCGCGAAGTAAACTGTTTCGCCTTGGTCGTCGAAGAACTCAGCGGCTTGTGCCGCTTGTTCAGACGTACTGTACTTCTTGTACTTAAACCAAACATTACCTTTTTCGTTCGGTGTGGCTATTGCTATTATTTTGTTTCCGGTATCCGGTAGCACTAGATTTAAAAATTGTTGAGTCCCCATTTCCCACCTAATCTGTTTTTTGTAGAAGTCCAATTTGGACTTTCTGTAAAGCATAAAAAACCGGGGTTCTCCCCGGTTACATTGCAGGTTAGACTAGTCGTCGAAGTCTAAACCGTCCAGCGCTTCGTCTACGTCGTCAACTTCCTCAGCAACTTTTACGTCTTTGATGGCTACCTTCTTCTGCTTCTTGAAGTCAAACGTAGGCTCGAAGTTATCACCGCCACCTTCTTCTTCGTTGTATTCTACTAGTTCAACTACTTGAACGGCTTGCAACTCAAGTGACGTGTTTTGTTTACCGTCTCGAGTCCAAGTGTGTGCTGAACACTGAATGTTACATAGAGAACCATTACCGATAAGTTCTTTAAACGGGTTGCCGTAGATGTCTACAACAACTACCGGACGCTTTGGTTTACCATCAACACCGAACGTAGTAGACTTCTTCAACTTAACTTGGCGAAGTCCTTCTTCCAACACTAGGTCGTGCTCTTGGTTGCGTTTGAACTTAGGGAATAAACCGGTTCCCTTGTACTCGTCTGCTTGCACATCAGATAGGATTGCTTGCACAGTCCAATTGCTAGTACCTTCACCTTGGTAAGGTGGCTCCGAGTTGTCCTCTTGGAGTTTCGCCCAATTTACCTTTACGTTTTCAAACGCATACTTAGCTATTTCATTAGCCATATTATTTCTCCTTTTTTAACATTAATCATCAAAATCTAAATTGTCTAAAGCTTCCTCTATGTCGTCATAGTCTTCCACTTTAGCAGTCTTAGGTTTTTCTACTTTCTTTACAACTTCCGTCTTAGGTTTAACCTCAACCGGCGCTTTCTCAGCCTTTTGTTCTTTAGGGGCAATCGCAAAACCCCCTACGTTATCAATAGGAGAATCAGACACACCCGTTATACTGTCTATGTCTGACTTCTCTGTCTTAATTAGTTCGTCTACTACTTTAAGTTCGTCTTCTTCAATGAAGCGAACCGCTTTAAATGTCAACGACGGGTAATCCACCTCGGGGTTAAACCCTAACTGAGTTACCACGTACTTCGGGTCTACACCTCTCTTGGATAACTGAGCACCATAGTTACCTAGTGTCTTAAGCGCAGTCGCTGTCACTTTAAGTAACATCGGGGAGTCCATTCCATCGGTAGTAGTTACGCACAATCTCATAGAATCTGAGCATGCTTTACCTTTACCACCTCTGTCAGTTATACGCGAACCCCATTGGTTATGAGGACAGATAGCACACTTCTTAGATTGAGGTGCATCCGCATGTTCTGATGGAGTACTTCCATTGTTTGAGTAGCACGATGGTTTACTGAAACCGCCGTCTTCAAACCCTTCGGCATAGTAGACCTTAGACTTGTTCGGGTTAGTAGACAATATCACAACGTCTAGCGTTGTTTCACTTAATAGGTTTCTGTAGTTACCTTGCTCGATGTTGAACGCACCGCCTTTAATAGATAGGGTCTTGAGTTCATTACTTCCACCTGCCGCCGCGAACGGATTACCTCCGCTGAACGTACCTTTAAGGTGCGCGGGTAACTCTTCTTTTAATGCAACCATAGCGCTCATCTATTTACGCCTAAAGTTGATGACTTGGGTTTCACTCCAATTAACACCGGGTGGTAGGTCGTTGTTCTCGTCTCTGTACTGTTCAATCGCGGTTTTACTAACGCGTCTTTCTAGCATTTCCCACGCATCGTCTTCTTTAATGAAGTCTAGTAGGCTATCCCAATCAGCAACTGTCGCCGATACTCTTGTGGAACGGTACGCTGTACCAACACCATTAGAAGATACGTTATCTATACCACGTTCATTGAAACGTTTTAAGAACTCCACCTCAATGTTGCTTTGTTTATCTTTATCTCCTGCGTCGTCTGCGTTGTAGTCCGCTTTTCTACGGGCTCTACGGTCGCGCAACGCTATGAACATTTTCAATAATGAAACGTCATCTAGTTCACTCGCTTTCGCCATTACTACTCTCCTTTTTATCTTCTAACCAAAAATTGATGTCTTCTTCATCCCAACGCAGTACCTTAGGCGATACCCGTATAGGTTGAGGGAAGCTGACTTCGCGTCTACGTAAAGAGGGTAACGCCCCCTTACTAATACCTAATTTTTCCGAAACTTCTTCGGGTGTAAGTAAGTTCATCTGAGTTCAAATCCTATCATATAAGTGCAAGAACGTACATATTATACTAAACATTATTCCATGTCAAGCGATATGTTCACCTCTATGTGCTTTTATTTCGTCGAGTAAAGCACCCTGCATTTTCTGCTTGTTCTTAAGCCTTTTGTATATACGTTTCTCGACTTTTGTACCCTCAAGCATGATGATAAAATTGTTCATTTTTTGCCCCGGTCTGTTAATACGACCATTGGCTTGCTCGAAAGTTTCGTTGGATGTAACACACGAGTACCAAATAATTGTACTCGCCGCCGTTAGCGTCAATCCATGGGACATAGCCGCTGGTTGAGCCACGATAACTTTTAAGTCCTTACCTTTTTGGAACTCCCCGAAGATGCGGTCACGCTCGTTCTTACTAACTCCACCGTATATAACTTCTACTGTGAAGTGTTTACTCAGTTCTTTTGCTACCATCTTAACTGAGGAAACATACGGTACAAACACAATGACTTTACCTTCTGCGGCACTGACAATGTCCTTCGTCTCTTGTATCCGTGGGTTAGATGGTATAGTTACTTCACTACCATCATCTGCGTAAACTACACCGCAAGCAATTTGGATTAACTTACCCATCTTAACTGCTTCGTTTACTGCGGTTATATCCCCACAGTCTGCTTGAGTCCTTAACCTATTAAGCATTTCGTTATACGCCTTGGTTTGCTCCTTGGTCAAACTAACCTGCCTTGTTTCGTACATCAGTGGGGGCAAATCCATACACTCGTCCCTAGTAAATCTAACGGACGGTTGCATAATCTCTTTGACTACATCCAACGCACCCTTTTTCGGAACCCATACAAAATGAGTTAGCTGACGCATGACTTGCATCTTAAATCTATTAAAGTAAGGGGGTACGTTATCGGGCACTAGAAGTTTGCACTGTGCCCAAGCGTCAGTAGGGGAGTTAGGTGTAGGCGTGCCGGTCATCCCCCAACATGCTCTAGAATGCTTGTGTTTGTTAATTACTTTGTTGAGTGTCTTCCACTTATCAGTTCCCGCATTACGGGCGCACTGAGCAATCTCGTCGACGATAATTAGATCGATGTCGTGTCGACTACGAAGTTCCTCCTCGATAATAGCCACACCATCGTGGTTAATGATGTACACGTCTACGTCTTGCGCAAGTAGTTTTAGCCTTCTTGTTCTTGTACCATGCACTACCGCGAACGTTAAGTGTGGGAAGTGGTTGAACAGTTCGTCCGCCCAAGTTCTTTCCAATGTGGATAACGGTGCAATTACTAAAACCTTGTGCATCTTGCCTACGCTACGTAAGTAGTCGTACGCCCATAGCGACGCTAGTGACTTACCGGTTCCTAACTCACTTAGGTTAAACGCTCTCTTGTACATAGACAAAAAAGCGGCGGCTTCTAACTGAGCCTTGAACGGTTTAAACCTACCCGGCCACTCGTAGTAGTGTCTTATAGGTGATGGAGCGTCGTACCCCAAGTTGCGTAGTACCTTAGTTTCTTCAACCTTGTGAGGTACTGCTACTAGGGTTTTACCTTTTACTTTTATCGTCTTTGCTGACGTTATAACATTTAGTATCCTTTCGGGTTCTTTGACCTTAAGTACTAATACCTTCTTCTTTTTCCAAACTAACATTTTCCAACCCCTCGATTAACTTATCTAAATAGTGTTGTGCCTTATGTAGGTCTACAATACCGTTCTTATCTTTGTACCGGCATACGTACTTAACGACGTTGCCCTCTAAGTAACCAAGGTTGTTTGCGACTATGAAGTCCCAAGGCTGAATCTCAGTCTGGTAGTGTTTACCGCTGACCTGCCTATCGTTTGCTGACATTTACTTTCTCCCTTTTTTATACATCTCCGGGTTTTTCTTTCTCCACCCTCTATTTGTTTTCTGACTAACCACTCGTGTGTTTGAGTCGCTTGCGCTTCCGCCTTTCGCTAGTGGCTTCTTATGGTCAACGTCTTTACCGTCGCCTTTCTTAACGGTACCTTTCGCTAACGCGTGTCGTCGTGCTTTA